TGAACATATTTTTCCATCAGGAAAAACAATAATTAATGTAGGTGAAAATGATATTGATTATTTTGATGATGAAGTAAATGTAACTAGAACACAATCAGGTTTAGTAGATACAACAATTTAGACAAAATCATCAGGGGTAAATCCCTTCTTTTTTACATCTAATTTTTTAGACCAATCCACAACATCAGGGGGCAAAGTTAGATCCCTCAAATGTTTTTCAATTTTACGCAACAATTCATTTGTAACATCTAGCCTATCTTCTATTTCTTTAAACATTTATATTATAGAAGATCCTTGTATATATTAATGTTTACACATAAAAAACAAAAAATTGTTCGACCATTCGTAGAATCTGTTAATTCAGATGAAGGTCATTTTTATAAAACAGAAGCAGGTAAAGTATATCCTAGTATCACAACTGTTTTAAAATTACTAGATACTAAAGAATGGTATCCATTTTGGATAGCTAAAATTGCAAGAGATGAAGGTATAACAGAAGCCCAAGCAGAAAAAAGAGCAGAAGAAATAGGTGCAGGTAGCATTAAAGTCGGAAATAGAATACATCAAATGGCAGAACAATGGCTTAACAATGTAACAAAATTTGATAATACAGATGAAGAATATGAAGTAGATATTGAAAAATTGTTTGATATATTGGCAGATCATTTAGTCGATCATGTTGATAACATACAAGGAACAGAAATAAAATTATATAGTGATATACTTGAACTTGCGGGAACTGCCGACTGTGTAGCAGAATATGACGGGGAATTATGTATAATTGACTTTAAAAACAGCAGAAAACCAAAAACTAAATCACAATGTAATAGCAAGGATTACTTTATACAACTATGTGCATACGGTAAAATGTGGGAGTTTTGCACAGGTCAAAAAATAAAACATGGCGTTATACTAGTTATATCATGGGATGGTAAGTTAAAACCATTTAAGGTAAAACTAGAAGATTACGAATCAAAGTTATATGAGAAATTAGTCCTCGTAGAACAGAAAAAAGCCTTAAATACTATAACGTAAAAAATTATATATGGTTAAAATCATCGAGAAAAAAGATGTAAAAACAGGGGAAAAAGAATTAGTTATTGATAAAAGAACACTACCAAAGAAAGTTCCTTCTAATGTTAAAAATCTAAATTATGCTAGAAACTTACCGCCTGAGTGCAACGGATGTCCATATAGACCACAAGAACTAGGGGGTAACGGTATATGTCCAAAGTTTGAAGCAGATTCATTATGTGTAATTAGGAAAGATATTGCAAAAATAGTAGATCAAACAGGGGGTAGAACACTTGATTTAATGGAAGCAGAATTTCATAATAACTTTGAAAAACTTGTATTTTTCGAGAGTTTAGAAGATCAGCATGGGGAATTAAATCCTGAAGTCACAAAGCGTATAAATTCACTTACCAATTTGGGTAAGGTTATTAGTGAAATTAAGACAAAAAGAGAAACCGTTGAAATTACCCAAAAGGAAACATTAACTGAAGATCAGAAACATGACATAGCAAAAACAGTTAAACTGAGTAGGGAATTACTAGATGAGTCTTAGACAATTACCACCTGTTGAAAGCATAAAAGATCCCGTAGAGTATGCCAAAGTTCTTGTAGAATCATTTAAAAAATGTTCTTATTTTGTAGATAAATATCTAGGATTTGATGTATTTCCATATAATCAAAAATTTTTAGATTGTTATGATCGTTTCATTGTATATAGAACAGGAAGGCAGGTTGGCAAGTCCACAAATGCAGCTTTAAAGGCTATACATTTTGCTTACTTTGCACCATTATTTGCAAGCAATATAGATACAGGTGTGGCTAATGTTGTAATAGCTTCACTATCTAAAGATCAGGCTCACTTGATTTTATCCAAAATTAGTGAGTTTATACACATGAGTCCTACATTAACTAAGAAAGTTTCAAGAGAAATTAAGACAGAAATTACATTAGAATGGTATGATGGAACTGGTAGAACCAACTTTATTGTAAGACCAATCGGTGATACAGGTGATTCATTGAGGGGATTTACAGTTCATTATGCTATACTTGACGAAGCTGCATATATTCCACAAGTAGTATTTGATGCCTTTTTACCTTCAACAGTTACAACAAAACCACATATATTACTCACAAGTACGCCAAAAGGAAAATCAGGTCAATTTTTTAAGTCATGTATGGAATCCCATACTATATATGAGCATGGTAAACCCAAAGAAATAGAAGGTCATAGTGATAAAGAAAAGTTTCCATGGACACAATTCCACGTTACTACGTTTGATAATCCACTTGCAGCTAGCGATCCACAGGTTCTTAAACTGATTAGAGGAACAACTAAGGCAGCTGAACGTCAAGAAATATATGGGGAATTTCTCGATGGTGGTAATAGTTTAATCCCATATAATCTCTTACAGGAAGCCTTAACACCTGTTGATAGAAAGTCTTTTGAATACTATGATGCAGGCGTGGATACAAGCGGAAAAGGTGCAGATGAAACGGTTATTACCATAGTAGGTGTGAGGGATAATGTTGTTTACCCTGTTGAAATATATACAGAATTAACTACTGAACAACCTAAATTAGCCAAAAAGATTTCAGAATTAAATAGAATATATGGGTTAAGAAGAATATATATTGACGAAACGGGTATGGGTGATACACTTGTAGATTTATGTAAAGAAGTTGATCCTAATATGAGCATATATGGTGTCAATTTTAAATCAGATAAAACCGATTTATATATAAACTTAGAACGATTGTTTGAAGAATTAAATGAAAAAGGGGCAGGAAGATTGATAAATTTGTCATTATTAGATGATTATAGCAAGGATAAACTAGTAGAACAGTTGTCATATATGTATTGGGATCATGGTAAATTCAAAGATCAACAACCAAAAGTGCGTAGTGAACACGCTGATGATTATAGTGATAGTATTGCTTTGGCGTGTTTTGGACAACAAAAAGTGGAATTTATGCGTGAAGTTCCTGATTTATGGGGTGTTGACAGCGTTGGGCATTATGAAGGTTGGTAGCCAATCAAAAACCTTAAATACCAAGTATATATTAATTTAATATGCCATCCAATCCCTCTAAAGGCGATAGTAATAAAGATAGTGAAGAATGGATCACCATAGGCGGTAAAAAAATGAAAATTGATCCTGATGAAGATAAAGAATCATTAACTAGAGATGTTATGCCTAGTGCAAGAGGGGCAAAAGAAGCCAATACTAAAGAAGCCCAAAAAGTATATAAAAGAAGATTTAATTTAATAAAGTCAAGATTTAGTCCAAGAGATGAAGTAGTTTTTGCAGAATATAATAAATCAGGAGTTATTGCAGGTTTTAATGGTGACAAAGTTAATGTCATGTCAGAAGGAAGAATATATCCAGTTGCAAAAAACGACTGTTTCAAAAAATCTGAACTTTTAAATGATCGACATTGGGATACACTAACAAATGTCGATAGAGCCGAACTTTTAAAATCATGTAATTTACCAACTTATTATCATAAGCAAAATTGGGGAAATCTTTCACCTGATATTAGGGGAGCATTATTGAAAAATGTATCACCAGCAGGAACAACTACCGATACAACAGGAGTTCATAATCCAGTATATAATCCTGTCAATGAAGAAAAAAGTGTTTCTGATACAGTAAAAGATGAAATCTCACGACAGCATAAATCAAAAAATCACGAGGAATCTGAGTCCGCAACGGACAAGAAACAATATTCCTAGGTGAATTATCTGAAAAGAAAAGAAAAAATTTTAAGATGTAAATGTCCATGCAACAGGGAATTACCATCTAGATATAAAGGCAGGCAAAAAATATTTTATGATTCACCTGTTTGTAGAAAAATTTGGCATGGTATGTCAGAAGAAGAACAAAAACAAAGATTAAAAGAAATGGAAGAATCAGAATATTAGTTGGTTTTAGTAGCGTAAGTGCTTTTTGGATCGCAATTAGCTGGATGATTTTGTTCATATTCAGATAATATTCTTTCTAACACAACTGAATCACTTTCGTATCCTTTACGTTTTTGATCCGGTTGTGCATATTTTCGTATTCTCAATTTTTGAGATTTGAGTATGCTTATTGGTGTTGATACTCTATTTGGATTAGATGGTCTT